ACATTGACTATGTATACCTCGATACGGAGGAGCGTCGTCGGTTTGCCCAGCAGAGCCACGAGTACCTCATTGAGCAGGTGCAGTTCACTGGCGCTGAGTCCATCACGTCTTCTTCCAACAAGGTTCAACTAAACTTTAACCACCCCGTGAAGGAACTATTCTGGGTAGTACAGCGTGACTCTTTCGTAGACTGCTCTTACCAGCAGTGGATTGCTTTCTGCGGTGGCCAGCAGCCGTTTAACTACTCCGATGACTTCTCTACGGAAGGTATCATCATGTCTCTGCTGTCTCGTGGCGGCGGCGGCACCACCGCTGATGCGACATTCCCCCTTGGTCCGAACTCAAACACCACCGCTAGCCCTTCGCAGGCCGATGGCAGCGATGGCCCTGACAGCGCGTTCGACTCCGGTGTAAACTACCTGCTCGCCAAGGTAATTCTAGACTCTGGTGTGCGCTGCGAGGGCAAGAACCCTGTAGAGGTGTGCAAACTCCAGCTCAACGGCCAGGATCGTTTCACGGAGCGTGAGGGTTCTTATTTCGACCGTGTGCAGCCTTACCAGCACCACTGCCGCACGCCTTCTACGGGTATCAACTGCTACTCTTTCGCTCTACGCCCCGAGGAGCACCAGCCCAGCGGCACCTGCAACTTCTCCCGTATCGACAAGGCGACGCTACAGCTCACGGTGTCCCTCAACACGGTGCTTGGCCTCAACACTGCTCAGGTGCGCGTGTATGCCCTCAACTACAACGTGCTCCGCGTGATGTCCGGCATGGGTGGTCTAGCGTACAGCAACTAAGGAGTATAAATAAATCAAATAGAAACCCAAACAGAAAACAATCAAAAATATGTGTTAAAACTAACATATATTTTTGAGTTTAGTCTATACCATCATCTTCACGTGTTCTGAAAAAGTTTAACATATGTTGATTCAGTTTCGGAACTTTGAGTTCATATACCTGATTTTCATTTTTTGAAATAATGTCTTCGATATTCTTATACGACTTAAATGCATCGAATCTATCATAGTATTGTCGATTTTTCAATGGTCCATGATACATGTGATATAAATTTGAATTTAAATCAGCAAATTCAGTATATTTGATTTGAGTCTCCCACCACTTATACAATGATTTAATATACATTTTATATTCCTGATTATGTACATTTAATTTGTCAAGCCCAAATAGAGCGTAACCAAATACCGTGTCGCCTGACCCTATCACCGCTAAATCGTATAATCCAATTGCATTATACCAGTCTCTTTTAAAGCACCATCCAAATCCCGGATGACATCCTAACTCAGTTGTCCAAAAATGACTATGTATGTTAGGATCAAAATCACGCAACGAGCCTCTTTTCTTCTGTATCTTAGTATAATCCAAATTTAACCAATAAGCCCTTCTGAACGGTTGGACAATATCAGTCGTTTCGAGAGATTCAGAAACCATGTCATACCAATCGGGATTATCGAAAAGGATATCTGCATCTAAGCAGGCTAATTTTGTAAATTTAGCAGGTATACGTTTTTCAAGTAGTCTTAATAGATGTTCTTTTTGAAATAGATAACTATAACCATACACGTGGAATGCATCTTTAATTTTTGGATGTTTCCCATGAATGACCAACTCTAACGTAAACACAGGAATATTTGCAAGTTTCAGTTTTTCTACCATGTAAAGATAGTTCATCAATATTCTTGCAGATCCAACATAATCAAAAAAAACCAACATCACAGCAAGATCGTTCTTTTGCGGAACATTGTAATATATGTCAAAGATGTCGATTTCTGCATACTCGACATTAGTATCTAGTACGGGTGATCGTCTATGGTAAGATAAAAATCTAGGAAGTTTGTATTCGACATAATCTCTTGGTATTAGCGTTGTTGTACCCTCTTTGTATTGCATTAATGAGGGCACTGTAGAAGCATCTTCCGCCAGTATAGTAGGGTTATTGTTAAATTTCGGAGGTTTTACTGGTAATTGATAATCGAGGGGTCTATAATGGACTACAGCCTTCTCTTTATCATCTTTATTTTCTAACTTATTAAAATTGGGAATAACAAACGTTGGTAGGTTTCTTATACTAAATGTTGGAGAGACATCTGTAGTCACTTTGGATTGTGTTGTAGTTGGTTTGGGTTGTATTGTAGTTGGTTTGGGTTGTATTGTAATTGCTTTGGGTTGTGTCGTAGTTGCTTTGGGTTGTATTGTAATTGCTTTGGGTTGTATTGTAATTGCTTTGGGTTGGGTTATAGTCACTTTGGGGTGTGTTGTAGTTGCTTTGGGTTGTGTTGTAGTTGCTTTGGGTTGTGTCGTAGTTGCTTTGGGTTGTGTCGTAGTTGCTTTGGGTTGTGTCGTAGTTGGTTTGGGCTGTGTTGTAGTTGCTTTGGGTTGTGTTGTAGTTGCTTTGGGTTGTGTTGTAGTTGGTTTAGAGTTGTTATCTATGAGGTATTTAATGATATCCATTATTTAGTAGTTATATATTAATCGATAGAATCATCATCTCTTGCAGAAAAATAGTCAAGAAGTTGTTGATTATATGATTTATCTATAAGTTCATAGACACCATATTCATTTGTAGTGATAAGGTCTTCTATGTCTTCGACGTCTTTAAATATTTCGTTTCTTGATCTATATTGTCTTTTTCTGAGGCTGCCATGAAAAAGATGGTATACTGTAACTGGCAAATATGTTACATGCAACGATTCTATATTCACAAACCATTTCTCGAGTATTTTATTGTAAATGTGTAGTCCTTGTTGTAGTGGATATCTACACCCATACAATCCATATATAAACATTAAATCGCCTCCACCGATAATAGCCTTATCTATGAACCCAACAGTATTATACCACGAACGCTTAAAAGCATAACCAAACCCCGAATGGTAATGTGATCTATCAGTTTGTCCCAGTGGTGTATTGGCTTTATCATTTGCAAGAATAAACGTTGTTGCTGGCATCAGTATATATTTTGTGTAAGTAATATCCAGCCATTTTGCAGTATGAAAGCAATGAACAACATCATGACTTTGAAGGGTTTCTGAAAGCATATTATACCAGTTAGGATTGTCAAATATTATGTCTGCGTCCAGAAACAGAAGTTTCGTATATTGTTCGGGAATTTTAGTTTCTAGGATTCTAAATAAGTTTTCTTTAAGAAAAAGGTAACTTGTTCCATACACGTGGAATGCATCCTTTATAGTAGGTTTCTCGCCTTCGATAACTAGTTCAATCGTGAATGTTGGTATATTTGCTACTTTCATTTTTTCGAGCGTATAAAGGTAATTTATCACCAACCTTTTAGATTTCGTATAGTTAAACAAAGCAAACCCAACGGCTATATCGTCTCTGATTGGAGAGTTGTAAGATATATTAGCAATTATAGAGTTGCTTGTCATTTTATATAGCATATATACAAAATGCCCCATAAAACCCTGAAAGTTGGTTCTCGTCGCCAAGTATACAACGGTTCGGCTGAGAAGACTTGTGGTGGTCTACGCAAGGATGACCTGATCAAAAACAAGCATGGGCGCATTGTCTCATCCAAAAAGCACCATACTATGCGTCGTAGGTCAGAATGAACTTAAAGGTATAAAAACATAAAATTAGAAATGGTGTATACGGTCGAGGCAAAGACTGTTCAGACTGGAGCCGTTAGAACCTTAATCGAAGCACTGAGATCTATTTTAGTAGAGATGTCATTGCTTTTCGACAAGGATGGAATTCGCATGGTAGCCATGGATAATACACGTACTGTTCTTGTTCATCTTCGCCTTCATGCAGATAAGTTTGAGAAGTATGTCTATAACCATACTACTCCTAAATTTGTGATTGGTGTAAACACTGACCACCTTTACAGAATTGTTCGAACTGCAACAAATGACGATACTCTATCTTTTTATGTTGACAAGGAAGACCCTAACTCGTTGGGTATCCTGATGGAGAACGGCGAGAAGAAGCAAGTGCACAAATATAAATTGAACTTGCTTGATCGCGATGAGCCTGATCTCCAGTTACCTGACACTGAGTTTAGCACGCGTATTACTATGCCTTCGTTGGATTTTCAGAAGATTTGTCGTGATATGACGCTATTAAATGCAAAGACTGTTGAGATTACGAATGTTGGATCTACGCTAACTTTCAATTGCAAGGGGCATTTTGCTTCAAAGACAACTACTATGGGTGATGGTGAGTCTGATTTCAACATTCACAAGAAGACGACGGAAGAGATTGTGAGTGGACAGTTTTCTTTGCCTCATTTGGTTCTGTTTACGAAGTGTACCAATCTGTGTAATAACTTGGAAGTTCATATGAAGAATGGTTGGTTTCTGATGATTCGATATGTAGTAGCAAATCTAGGCGAAATCAAACTTTGTTTGATGCCTTGTACTGCTTAGATATCTATCCCATAATACGTGTAAACAAATCCAGAAACGTGCGAAAGTATTTCAAGACCAAAGCAACCAACTGCTACACCTTCAGAGATAACCAAATATGTTACGAATTGATTTATACTAATGCCAAGCGGTTCTAAAAACTTTTCAATCAACGGATAAAAAATTGTTTGTTGTTTGGTGAGCCTTTCTTCCATTGGTATTAGAAGACACACATTGAATATTATATGCTGCATAAAGATGAAAAATAAGCAAATGAAGTTAAATAATTTAAGCCAAAAATTAGGGTAAATTGTGTGGGAGATAAATATAATGATTGGAATCGATGTGGCAATTAGCATATGAAACACGCCGATTATATACCCAATAACTTCTCCGTCATTTGATAGCCAACTATAGATGTAATATAAGAGTTTGGTGAAAAAGAGTTCTAACGATTCTTGGATATGTTTTTTGTCTAAATTTATCGTTAGAATCATTTATACTTACTTGGGTCTTGCTGTATGGGAAGTATACGTAACATCGTCCGTCACTTTATAGTAAGTGAGGTTGGGATTTAGGTTAGATTTTTCAGACACCTTAGTGGATGCATTCCAGATTTTGATGATATGAAACTGGCCTTTTGGAGAGATTGAGATGCCAACAAGAGATTCTTGGTTTTTAACTAGAAGTTCATTGGAACAACAATGAACCATTAGGTCGATGAAACTGGTTTGTGCTTGTGAGGCATCGATTTTCTTAGACCACGCGCCCCCATTCTTATTTTCTTCACACTCCCATAGAGGGCGATACCCTTTGCGCATGAAGAAGAACATCCCGCACTCCCATGCTTCTTTGGGGATAGAGTCGACAATTGTCCAGAACTGTTGGGGGTTGGTGATATCTGCAAGCATCACATAACTTGCCAAGGAATAATCCTTATTATCTGGGTCATGATACCACAAAATCCAAGTGTTCTTGAATGTTGTGGGATCCATGGTTATGTATTGTGTTAGGTTATAATGTGTAGGTTCAAAACGAATTCGTTTTCATATTGTGAGTTAATAAGTATACATAATGGTCACCAGTGCCCTAATCTATTCTGTGCGTTTTGAGCAGAAATTGGATTTGCCTGAGGGGATGAAGGCAAAGATTGGACAACTTCGCGTTGTTCCGGCTCAATATAGGCCGGCGAGGCCAGCCCGTGCTAAGCGGGAATATACTCCTCTAGACAAACCTAATTGGCGGTCAAGTATTCTTGCAGACATTGTTCGTAAGGTTCGCGAAACGACAGACCCCCAATATGATGAGATGTTTGGTATCTTTAATAAGATTGCTGATCAGAACATGTCGAAACTATCTCAGGATGCAATTACTATTTTGGTATCACGCGATGAGGAGTTTCGTTTGCGTGTGACTGCCTTGCTATTTGACAAGGCTATCCGTGGTTCAGCATATGCAAGAGTGATGGCAGATTTGGCCTTGCTATTGAATGCTAAGATTCCGGAAGTATCTGAAGATTTGGCAACTCACGTTCAGATGTTTGGAACTTTATATGATATGAAGGAGACTCTTACGTTTCCTAAGGTTGACGAGCCTGGATTTGCAGACAAGGTTATTGAATGGACAAAGCAGAAGGATGTTCGTCGTGGATATGCTCGATTCTTGACGCATCTGTACAGCCGTGAACTTGTTTCGGGCCAGGCACTACAAGAGTCGATGCAGAAGGTTCTCGTAGATTTGAAAGATACATTGATTCAACAAAAGAGTGAACAGAGTGAAGAGAATGTCACGCAGTTTGCTGATTTCATTTACGAGATTGCTAACTTGCTAAAGCCGACGGCAGTAGAATTGCGTGGATTGATTTGTAGTAATGTAGAAAGTATCTTGGGCAGGCCTCGACCTGAGTTGCCTAGTTTGAATATGCGCTCCCGATTCAAGTTAGAGGATGCCGTGAAATGCGTTAAGGTTTGTTAAAACAAAGATTATGACTGAATAAATGTCTGTGCCATCTGCCACCGTATTGCTTCGGGCGGCTCAG